CCCTTGCACAGGAAGAGCCCGATAGTGAAATGCAGATGCAGGCCGCTGCGCAGGGTGTACCTGCTGAGCAGGTACCCTCGCCACAGCAACTAGTAGGAGAGATCCAGCAATCTAATATCGATCGTACTCCCGCCATGGAGCGCAAGCTACGCGCACGTATGATCTACGCAGATTATGGCAGTAAGGCCAGACTGGCGATCGAGGACATGGTAATCAAGGGAGCGGGGGTAATAAAGGGCCCAACGATCCAGAACAGGAAGTACCGCAGGTACGAAGGTGCTGCTACCTCAGAGGGAGATCCTATACAAGTACTGTCAGAACAGTTCTCTCCCGAGCCTACCGTAGAGAGAGTAGATCCCTTATACTTCTTCCCTGATCCGTCGGCACGTATGCCGAACGAGATCGAGGATGCTTTCGAGCTGCACCCGATGTCAAAGAAAGAGCTTCGGGAACTGGCCAAGAACCCCGCGTACATGCGGGAACAGATTGAGGAACTCCTTGAGGAAGAGCCGGACACATACGACGTACCGGACATAGTACAGAGAACCAGCAGGGAGCACAGTAACAACGTATCGAACCGCTACTGGGTACGCGAGTACCACGGAGAACTGGACAAGAGAGTTCTGCGCGATGCCGATATGATCAGTGAAGAAGACTTCGAGGATAGTTTGAAGGAGTTCACTGGGGAAGTATGGTACTGCCAGAAGATTGTTATCCGCTTATCGCTGTCACACATCGACGGTGAGGATACACTTCCATACGGCGTAGCCACATGGGAAAGAGATCCTAATAGTGTGTTCGGGCATGGCGTTCCTTACCTGTTGCGTGATGCGCAACGTGTAGTAAATAGCGCATACCTAATGCTGCTGGACAATGCTTCTCTGACCTCCGGCCCACAGGTAGTACTGAACAAATCAATGATTGAGCCTGCCACCAGAGATGGTGACTATGGCATCAAGCCCCTCAAGGTCTGGTTCATGACCGAGTATGGTGCTGATGTACGCGAAGCAATGCAGTTCGTCAACATTCCTGCCCAGATGGAAGGGATAGCACGTATCATGGATACGGCCATGCAGTTCGCAGACGTGGAGTCATCCACTCCGTTGATGCAGCAGGGCGATGTACCCGTAGGTAACAACACTACGACAGGGCTGGCCATGATCATGTCAGCTACAAACATTATACAGAAAGCCGCTTCAATGAACTGGGATGATTACATCACCCGTCCTCTCGTTAACAGGTTCTATCACCACGAGATGCAGTACGGAGAAGATGATACGGTCAAGGGAGATTTCGAGCTCGAGATCGGTGGCGCTACGGAGCGCATCGAGGCTCAGATCAGGGCGCAGGAGATCGAGAGAATGATCGGTCTGGCTGGATCCAACGAAGAGTTCATGATGCACGTAGATCCGGGCAAAGCCTTCAGGGCTCTTGCCGACAACACCCGCACTGGGGATGTACTGCGGTCGCTCGAAGAAGTCGAGGCGCTCAAGGCTGAACAACAGCAGGCAGCGCAGCAACAGCAAGAGCAGAACCCAGAGATGATCAAGGCACAGGCGACTATGCTAACAGCGCAGACGCAAGCAGAAGTAGCCAAGGCAGATGCACAGTTCAAGAATGCCAAGCAGGAGCAGATGGCAGTCGAGGCACAATCTCGCTACCAAAGCTTCATCGCTGAGGCGCAGGCCAAGCAGAACCAAGCATCCCTGAACTACCAGATCGAGCTGGCTAAGCTGGCGTCGGCTAAAGAGGTGTCCATTATTCAGCTCCAGAAGGATCTCCAGATGAAGGACATGGAGCACCAGATGAATCTAGAGCTGAAGGACATTGACTTCAAGAAAATGGAAAGGGAGATAGAAGTGAAAGAAGAATATGGATCGGGCATCTAATGGATCTACAAACCATCAGAGATCAAATGGAAGAACAGTTCGTAGAGTACGCATCGAAGCAGACCAGACAGCTCATCCGGGCTAGGGATCTTAGTGTCGAGCAGCTCTACGAATACAGAGGGAGAGTACAGGCGGCAGAGGATCTTAGAGTTCTGCTGCTGGACGTAATACAACCGGCGACGCAGTAGCCTTGCCACTGGAGGAATACAATGGTAGATAAAGAAGAACAAGCAGAAACACATGTCCCCGTAATCGAAGATGAACTGATCGATAGTTGGTTCGACGATGACGAGGAAGAAGATGTATCGGCAAATGATGACGACGATGACGATGGGGAAACTAGCCCCCCGGAGACAGAAGAGTCCCATACACCCGACGACGAAGACCCTAAAGTAGACGCGCAAGCCTCTAGTAAGGGCACCTCCGCAGACGCAGAGAAGCAGGATGACCCATATAACTGGGTGCAAGAGCTAGATCCTGTCTTCCTTGAACGAGCAGAGGCTTTGGTACACAGCGTTAAATCCGATAAAGGAAGAGTTGCAGCTTTACAGCGCCGACTCGATAGCGTATCCGCTCAGCAGGAAGCAGAGAATCGTACGCGCCCAAGTGCTGCCGCCAAACAGGCCGTAGTAGATGGTAAACCACTCGAAGATATGGATGATGAAGAACTTGCTGCATTCATGGAAGAATTTCCAACCGTAGCGAAGAATGTCGAGAAGATGTTCGAGCGACGGTTTGCGAAGGAACGTGAGCAATTGCTTGGGACGGTTCGTCCGCTCCAGCAGGCGCAGTTAGCGCAGCAAATCGAACAGCGCAAGGTAGCGCTTCGAGAGAAAGCAAACTATATCTTCAACACGGCACAGACCGGCGTCGAAATGGATGACGTGTTAGGAAGCCGTGCGTTTCGTGAATGGGTAGCTAGCCAAACACCCGGATACATAGATTTCGCAAGGAAAGCGGAAGCGGTCGAGGATGCCTCCAAGGTATTAGAAGACTTCGCTAGGTATATGGATGGGAATGTAGGTGCACAGCTAGGCAAAAGCGAACGTGCCGCCGATGATACTAAATCTTCTTCGCGTCAGTCGGCTGATCAGGTAGCCGCTCGACGTAAGAGTGCATTGAAGGGAACAGGAGTCAAATCACGCTCCGCCGAAATAGATCTCGGTGGTGGTGGGGATGACTACCAAGCCCATTTTGATGCTATACTTAGACAGAGAAGCGGTAAATAATAAACCCTTACTCTAGGAAAATATAACATGGCAACAACAAAGTATGGGGATATCAGCCAACGTACGGCAGCTTACGCAGAAATCGTAATGCTTGAACATGCCGAGCCGATCCTTGTTTTGGAGAAGTTCGCGCAGACCAAGCCTCTTCCGAAGAATACTGCGGATAATATGAAGTTCCGTCGTCCAATCCCTTATGCAGTATCCACCACCCAATTGGTTGAGGGTGTTACTCCCATTCCGAAACAGATGCAGTATGAAGACGTATCTGTAACGATGGGTCAGTATGGTGACGTTATCGAAATCACCGATAAAGTCTATGACATGAACGAAGATCCGGTGTTGAAAGATGCCGCTATGCTCGCTGGCGAACAGGCTGCCGAAACCAAGGAATTGATCCTTTGGGGCGCTCTGAAAGCTGGTACGAACGTAGCCTATTCTGGTACTTCAACCACGTCTCGGGCAGTAGTCAATGACGTCATCACCTTGAACCTTATCCGTTCGGCAACTCGTAGTTTGAAGAGCCAACGGGCTAAGACCGTCACGACTATGTTGTCCGCTTCTCCGAAGTATGCAACGGAAGCAGTGGCTCCGGCCTTTGTAGCTTTCGCGCACACTGACACGGAGCAGGACTTCCGTGATCTGAACGGCTTTACCCCCGCAGAGCGCTATGGCACGTACTCCGTGCTGTGTGACTCAGAACTGGGCAAAATCGAACAGCTTCGCGTAGTTCTGTCGCCAGTACTTGAGCCCTTTACGAGCGCAGGTAGTCCAACAGCCAATGGTTGCGTTCAGACCGCTGGTGCGGTCGACGTTTACCCCATCGTGATCGTTTCCAAGAACTCATATGCAACCGTCCCCCTGAAGGGTGCCGGATCTATGAGCCCCCGTGTTGTTAATCCTGACCGGATTGACAAAAGCGACATCCTCGGCCAGCGCGGTTATGTTGGTTGGAAGATGTACTTCGCCGCCTTGATTCTTAACGAAGCTTGGGTGCAACGCATCGAAGTTGGCGTTACTGATCTTTAATAGGAGAATATAAAATGGGTAATTTTTATCATCCAAATGCAAAGCCCGGTTCTCTTAGCGGAGTCGCTGAAGTTCGCGGTGGAAGCACTAACGTGCGCTTGCAGACATACGACGTTGAGTTCACAGCTGACCAGCTGCTCGTCAACGACATCATCTATCTGGATCGGTTCAACTCAGACACCGTTATTCTTAGTGGCTGGATTGAGTTCGATGATCTGGATAGTGGTACTCCCGCACTTGAGATCGATTGTGGTTGGGACGACGGTTCTACCGATGCCCCTCAGGCATTCCTCGATAGTGGAATAATCTCGAATGGTGGCGGTCTTGCTGTTAATCTCACTACGGGTATCGGGACTGGCGTTGTTACGTTCCTTCCCGCTGCTGATTGGGACTTCAAACTGACCGTTACTGGCGCTGCCGCGACTGCTGTTGCTGGAGGCATCAAAGTATGCGTCCTGATTGCTGATCGTTCTAGCGTTAATGTAGCAGTTACTACGTAATAGTAAGTAAATATGGCGATAGCCCCCTTCGGGGGGCTTGACCCTTTCTTTTAATCACACGGAGAACGAAGATGGCGACTTTAGACAAGGCCAGTCCCGAAGTAGGGGATATCATTTCGCGTGACACGCTCAGTAAGATGAACAAGAACGAACTGGTGCAGTTTGGCCGAGTTTCGTACAGCTTATCTCTTAACTCAGAGCAGACTCACAAAGAAGAACTTATTGATTCAATCATGAGTGCCGCCCGGAAGTTTAAGGGCAACATAGAGATGAAAGCAGTAAGGATGAACACACCGATCGACGTACCAGAAGGATTCGTAAAGGTACGGGTATCGCCCGGAGATCATAATCCTAATAATCGTCCCGTAGTAGTGGGTCTCAACTTCCAGATGGCATCTATTCCAGTTAACATGGATGTGGTGATGGACGGCAAGTGGATTCCTTGCCTAGAGGATGCAGTTGAGCGTAAGTACTACGTCAAGCGAGGGGATAATGGGCGAGAGATGCTGGAATCTAATGATCAGCACAAACACCCTTATAGCATTCTTGTAGACAACAGATAAGGAAGCAACGATGGATTTTCTCACGCTCGTACAGAAGTCAATGGAACGCGCAGGTGTTCGGAGCTCCCTTCCTACTACATTGGTAGGAGCAGTGGACATCACGGCAACCTTTGTCATGTATGTGCAGGACTCGTGGAGAGAATTGCAGGAGGAGTCAGTGAACTGGTGGTTCAGGCAGAGGCTTGACCAGACGTTGGCCATCACGCAATCCACAGATCAGTACGCCATGCCCACCGGGCTTGAGACGATCAACTACAGGACGGTCTCTCTGTATACTGTAGCCAAAACTGACGAAACCTCCCTTGTTACCATGCGGTACGAGGACTGGCGACTCAATAAGGACACGGTAGCATCAGCAGAGAGCCGTCCCTCTCACATAGTGGAACGGCCAGATGGAGTAATCCAAGTCTGGCCAGTTCCTGACCAAGCTTACACACTTAGATTTGATGGAGTATGGGACATTGACGAACTTTCCGCGGATAGTGACGAGCCGGGAACGACTATCACGAGTGGTAGCGTACTTCTTCCTAGCCGTTTTCACAATCTTCTGGTATACGATGCTGCTCTTAGATATTACGCGCATCACGAGAACGAAGAAGGTGTCAAGGAAGTCCAGTCGAAGTTCCTCGCACAACACAAGAGACTAACAGAGAAACAAGCACCTCCGGTCTATATACCCGCAGGGGTCTTGACCGGCTTATCGGGGTATGATCGGAGCTTTAGGTAATGGCGAGAATCCCAGAAGGTTCCTTTAACGGTCTGCACCCCCTATATGTGCCTATGGATACAGGTCTATTCCTGAATCCTTCGAGGGTACAGGCCCCGGTAGGATCATTAACGGCTTGTAGGAATTTCGAGGTAGTAGACGGTGCCTATGAAGAGTCCCAAGGACTCACTATCGTCGGGCCTACGCTGAATGAAGGATTAACCAATTTCTGGCATGCCTCCTTAGACGGCATATACGTCGCTCAGACGGGAGTTCTTGTTCAGGGCTCACTCCTCTATTGGTACCTGTACGATGGCCTCACCATCGGCGGTACGGGTAGAATCTACCACGTTGAAGAGGGGTTTGAGCTGATAGATGACTACTGGATGCCCAAATTATACATAACCATCGATAAGGTGTCGGGTATCAGCCCACGCAGGGCAACGAATTTTAGTACCAGCACCGGCGCAAGCTTTGCGTACTCCGGTGGTGGGGATGTATTTGTCCACCAGTCTCAGCTAGGCATAGGCTGGGACGAATATACAAGCGATAGGTTCTTAGGTGCCCTCACCACTACACAGAGGGAACTCTCAAGCACATGGGATGCCTTCGTGCCTGACCCTCTTGGGGTTAGCGGGATCTCCGGTGTCTTTCAGTTTCAGGATGCAGTGTACGCAGCACGCGACTTCTTCGGGGGTAGGTTCGAGAGCGGTGTATCAGAGCCTATTATAGGAAACCTTGTCGAGGTCGATAACACTGCAGCAACGGGTACCTTCTCGGCCCTAGTCGCAGGCTACGAGCTATGGAGTGGAAGCTTCGAAGCGGGAACAGCGGCGGGTGTTATCTGGCTATACCCAGATGCAGACACTACGTTGGATATGTCTCTGGTCGACAACTGGGGTAACGCTACTGTTATTGAGGACGTAACCGGAACCCCTGTAACCTTGGCATACACGATGGCGTTGGGAGAAGAACAAGCCAGTAACAAAGGATTACTCTGGAAGCACGAGATAGGGACTACTGGCTGGAAGATAGTGGATATGGGATACTCCCTGTCTTTCGACAGGGGTGCTGTAGCTCCTCTGGCAACTCTGGCTCCGCTGGTCACTACAGATTCCATACCCTCTATAATTGAGACTGGTTATGTTCATACCGACGTGGGTGGTTTTACTACCTATCCCGGTACAGGTACCTACTCCGCGTGGGTAAACCAAGCAAACCTATTCGTTGACGCCAGTGATTGTACCAGCGACGTACTAGCAGATGATTTTAGCGACGTACTTGATTTCGCTGTAGATAGTGGCTCCTTGGCAGGAGAGGGCCGAGTACTTGGCGTAGAGATAAAGGTTCGGTGCCACACAGACGCAAGCACAGACGTACGTATATGTAAGGTACAGCTTCGCAATGACGCTACCGGAGAAGTTTACTTGTCCGACAACAGAGCAGGCGATACTACTGTGCCCTCTACCGCGTATGCTGATGTTGTTTTCGGTGGACAGCTTGATACGTGGGGATTACCCTCCATCAAGCAAGCTGATATACAGGCAGGCAATTATAGTGTACTAGTCCAGTTTGCAAATGATGATGCAGTAACCACAAGAACCGTAACTGTCGATTACGTGAAGATAAATGTACATTACGCCCTGACAGGACAAGAACTCTACCTCTTTGATGGCACCAGTGACGTAGCTACTGCCACTATGCACGCGTATCAGCTCTTTGACGGAGAGTGGTCTACTGATGACGCGCAGGGATGGATGTCCTTGTCAGCTATTAGTGATCCTAGTGCAGTGCTAGCCGAGTTAGAGATCCGTTCCGCGGCAGCAGGCGCGGGAGATCTAATTGGCTACACCCGCAGTCTTACAAAGAATCTTCTGCCGAGTGTAGAAGAGATGGACGAGCTAGGAGCCATGTACCAATCCCGCAGGGCTACTTTCTCAGGCAATGAGGACGCAGAGGCCGTCTATGTAGCCACCGGGGCTAGCCCCGCATTCACCATAGCGGCGGACGGTAAGTTTTCCTTCATCAGACTGCCCATTGACAGAGAAAAGGACAAGCCTAGGTATGTTGAGTTCCATAGGAACCACCTAATACTGGCAGTTGGCTCACATTTCATGGTCTCCTCGGTAGGAGCACCTAATAATTTCAATACTTACGACGGGG